CGAGGATCTTTAGGGTAAGCTTGTAAACCGGCTTCGTCCCATGCACGACGACTCTTTCCAACTCCGGTGGCTCCCCAGTAGCAAACCACCCTCCGTTCCAACTCAACGGGTTGAAGATTGTCCATGCAGATTCTCTTGAGGTTGCCATAATAACGAACGAGTACATCACTGGGAATTGTTGCCAAGTTGCCTTCTCGAGCTGATCGCACCACGGCATCCCAATCTGTACTGCAACCTCTTCTGTGCGGGAGTTGACCAAACTCGAAACGAGTGTCTGGTACGGCAGTGTCATCTTTCCATACATAATCATTCGCTGCTGCGCTGCGAGTAGGCTCGGCATGGCATCGAGATCCAAATATTTCTTTAACGTATCGTAATCTTCGCTTCCGAGGAAAGCAGCATACGATTTGCCAGTGGGTATACCCAGATTCATTTCCTCGCTCGAGTTGGCCACGAATGTGGGTGAAATTCTCCTTGGTAATGGTGTTGGGGTCGAAGTCATCTTCTGGAATAGTGAGTATCCAGTGACGATTTTGTGAAGACACTTTTTGAAGAAAGAAAGAATCATGAGCAGCGATCTATTTATAGACGGGCGGAGTTTGAATTACCCCTGGCGGAGATTCAATTACCCCTGTTTCACTACCCCTGAACGGGCCTGCGGCCGGCTAGGATTCACCAGGTGTGATAGGATCAAACATTACTACAATGTAATCAATACGGACGTTTAACTCGATCTGTTGAGGGTCTTGGGCAGTTGAAGGAGCTGACGCCATAATTTGATAGTAAACGACATCTTGAGGAGATGCACCATTAGTACAATATGCATCAACATCAGTCAATGGCTTACTACGTTTCCATTTTTTATGACTATATCCAATAGATAACGTTCTTGTAGCATCAGTTGGCAAATATTTGCTTACAACTTTTCGATCCTCCATAACATCTGATATAAGAGTAGGCGTAGTTGGGTCTGTGTTAACGCGTACTGATACAAAGCAACCTTGACCAGAAGCACTAACACGAGATGCAAATTGTACAGTCATTCGACTACCAATAACAACAAACTTTTTGTACATATCTGCCCATTGATCGAATCCACGAGGTTGATGGCCAAAGCCACTAGCATATGGATCATATAGATCGTTAGCACGCCAGTTTAACGTGGCAAAGGATGCTGCGGCTGCGTCGAGAGTAAGGAGGTAATCCACGTAACGAAGTTTCGTAACCATCTTGTAAGGAAATGGGGCCGACAACGAGCGGTACCTCTTGAACGACTTTTTGTAGCCCTTTTTGGCGATTCTTTTGCGATATCGACGACGACGTTTGCCATATTTTTTCATGAAGAAAAGAGATAGGGTCGATCGGCTTTTATAGGAGTGAGCAAGTGATCATCCAGTCTAGTAGGTAATACTAGGTGCTCAGCGCACCTCCGTACTACTAGACTGGATGATTTGCTCATTCGGACGATGGTCGTCGAACGACCATATAAGCTGCCATCAGCTTAACCCTGGCAAAGGGAGAGGGGGCCCGTTTTGGCAAGCCGAAAACTCTCCCTTGTGCAATCCCTCCACCCAATCCACTCGGCCATTAAGCTCAAATCAGCATAGAGATCAATTCTAAATCGCGTAACAGTTTTTTTTGGGTGTTTAAATGGGTTTTATTTCATAAATAACTATTCTCCTCAATAAAGCTTCCAGAGTCAGGCTATCTAACATTGGATACCATAAAATAGGATTCAGGTTACTAGTGAATATAATATGAGTGGCCTTCAGCACTGTTGCTGAACCCTTAACTTCAACAATACATGGGTACCGGTCACACCATCTGAGAATGTGCGAGATGTCAATGGCTCCACGAAACTCATCGATGACAACAGATTCTTGACCTTGGTAACCATCCCAGAACTTGGTCCGAGGATCTTTAGGGTAAGCTTGTAAACCGGCTTCGTCCCATGCACGACGACTCTTTCCAACTCCGGTGGCTCCCCAGTAGCAAACCACCCTCCGTTCCAACTCAACGGGTTGAAGATTGT